CACGTCCCCAGCGCTCACGTCCGCGCCCGGTGTGTAGTCGATGCTGTTGCCGTCATGAATGAATGTTGCCGTTGCCATGAGTTGTTGCTCCTTGATGGTCTGAAGGAATCATGCAGTCCGATGAGGGGCGCGACTTACGCTTCACCCTTCATCTTCAGCGCGCCGCGGTGGTCCTGTTCGCGGACTCCAAAGTCGATGTAGCCCCGGAACTGGATGCCGAGCGTGTTGAAGTCCGCGTCGGTTTTCTCCACGGTCGGCCGATCGATCCCGTTGAGGAACGCAACCTCCAGGGCGGGCAGGCGGTTCGGGTCGGTGAGCAGATACCACGCCTTGGCGCTGGCCCCGGTGAAGCTCGGGTTGGACAGATAGACCGAGCTGACCACGTCGAACTTGCCCGTGTGCGGGCCGGTTTGGGTTTGTTGGCGGTCGTGGTTTCGTTCAGCGTCAAGGCGGTCATGAGCAACTCGGCGGGCACCTTCAGTGCCGTGGGAACCAGCAGCAAAGATGCCGGGATGCCCAGGGGCCGACCGTTGGGTTTGACCTGCTCGCCGAAGGTCACTTCCGCCTGGGTCAGGCCGTCCACCGTCAATGCGGTGTCCGCGCCGGTGAGGTAGTTCTTGTGGTCGGTCGAAAAGAACGCCTTGCCGTCCGACTGGACGGGGTTACCCAGCCACAGGCCCCAGACCGTGTCGGCGATGGACTCGGCCGCCCCCATGCCGATCTGGCGCGGGATGTCGGTGAAGGCCCCCATGTCATCGTTGATGATCATCTGCCGCGTCAGGGCGAACATGATCCCGTGCGTGTCGGCCTTCTGGCCGTACTTCTGCTCGTCCAGCTTGCCGTGCTTGAGCTCGCCGTCCGGGCCGACCTGCTCGAACTTGAACGAGCCGGTCATCCGGTAGCGGCTGTGCTCCATCTTGTTGGCGATGTTGGAGAGGATGCCCGGCAGGGACGTGGTGCTGAAGGCGGCCTGCAGCCAGCCGCTGGCGTCGCGCCGGAAGCGAGGCAGTTGCTGACCCGAGGCCAGCTCGCAGAACTCCTGGATGCCCACGCCGCGCAGTTTGTCGGCAGCCTCGAGGATCGGCTCGGCGTAGGTTGCTTCGATGCGTGAGTTGGGCAGACCCGACGCCATCAGCGCCACGGCCTCGAAGACCTGCGGGCTGCTGTTGCGCGGGCGGGTGCTGACCGCCGGCACCTGCGGCCGCGAGGCGCGCAGCACGTGCAACTCGGTCTTGCTCTCGTCCCATCCTTCCTCGATGGCCTTGGCCTCGATGTCGGGGTGCTTGCCGGCGCAGACCTTGCGAATCGTCTCGACGCGCCGCGTCTCTGCGGCCATACGCTGCCGCATCTGCGTCACGGCGTCATCACCCGAGGCAGATGCGTTGACGGTATCGGCAGTCGCAGGCGTTCGGGTCGCCTGCGGCTTCGGCTCCTGGGTTGGCGAGGACTTGGGCTCGTCGTCGGCCGGCTGAATATCGGCTCCCTGCGTTTGGGCATCGGTCTGCCCCGCATCCTGCTGAGCATTGTCCGCTGCGGTGGCGGTGGTGTCGTTTCCGTCCATGGAATCAGTCTCCTTACTGTTGGCGGCAATGCGTGCCGAAGTGGCCGCGTCCGCTCCACTGTCGACGAACGAGATTTCCTTGAGGATGGCCTTGCGGACCACATGAAGCGGCCCGTCAGAGGTCCTTCCGTTGACTGTTACTTGCTGGCCGTTGGGGATGAACTCGGCGTCCACGACGGCAGCGCCGATGCTGGCCTGCCAGGGGAAGCCGTTCACGCCGGACTTCGCCACGTCCCGCGCCCAGGAGGTATCGCGGCTTACCAGGCCCTCGGCGACGACCTGACCGTTCTCGACGACCACGCGCTGCGTGTGGCCGACGCCCTGGCGCGGGTTGTGATCGAGGCGGACCGGGATGTCCTGGCGGTCAATGGCCAGGCCCTCCAGGTCGACCACGACCGGGTGCGGGAAGCCCGCGATCCGCATCAGTCCACCGGTGTAAGCGACCATGCGGAATCGCGGCATCTGCTTGTCTGGCTCATCAGCTGCCTCGACGGTCAGCGGGCAGCGGAACGTCAAATAGTCAGGCTGCTTGTTTGGGCTCGACATCCGTGTCGACCTCCTCGTCTTGGTCATCCGTGGGTTCAGGCGCCGCCTGCGTCGCGGTCGGTTCGACTCCGCTCACCGCAGGCAGGCCGAGTTCCTTCATCAACGCCTGTTCCTTGGCACGCTGGCGCAGCTCGGTCTCCCAGTCCTTGCCCTGGCGCGCATACTCGGCAGCGAGCGTGGTAGTGTTGCTGGCCAGGCGTGTCGCCTGGGCATTGGCCTCCTTGGCCGGGTCGACGTGCTCGGTACCGTCGAAGAACCACTGGTGCGGCACGTCCATCGTGCGAAGCAAAGCGAAGTCGCTCAGGAGTTCCGCCTCGCCGATCCAGGCGGCGAAGATCGGGTCCAGCACAGCCTCGGCCAGGTGCGCCTGCTCCACGCGGATGGACTTGTAGTAGGTCTGGTGATCGAGCCGCCCGGAGGCATAGTTGTAGCCTGAGGAATTGCAGGCCGCGATGTTGTACGGCAGGTTCAGGCAGCGAGCGATCTCGTTGAGAATCTCGCGTTTGAACTCAGCGTAACTGGTTGCCGGCTGCTGCGCCTCGATCTGGCCCAGCCGCCAGCCGTCGGGCAGAACGGTGGCCATACGCTTCTCGAGCTCGACCACGTCCATGGGCTCGAGTGCCTGGGCCTCGCCGTTGGCCGGCGAGTCGGTGAACAGCACGGCTGCGAAATCGGCGGCAGTTTCGGCCGCCGCAATGACCGCCAGCGTATAGCGCCGCAGTTGGGCGAACAGCGGCAGAGCGGGCGTGATCTCGGGGATGCCACGGTGCTGGCCCGGACGGTCGGCCCGGAACCAGTGGACTACCGCATCGGCATCAACCAGGTCGCAGGAGCTCTTCCACGCGATCAGGTCGCCCGGATGCTGGCGCAAGACTGTGTACGTCTGCGGATTGCCGTAGGCGTCGAGTGCGATGCCGTCGACATCGTTGGCTATCGGCAACATCGCCACGAGTGGCGAGGCCACGCGGTCGGCCTCGACCAGATGCACGTCGAGCATCACCGGCGAATCGATCACCGGGTTGGCGGTCAGCACAGCGAACGTCTCGCCGTCGGTCGCCTTGGCCACCCGCATCGTGCGAAGCTTGGCGGCCAAGTTGACCGCCTCGGACCATTCGATGAAGGCCATCTCGACCCGGCGGTTGACTTCATCGTCATCGGTCAGCAGTTGCAGACGCGGGCCGGTACCGATGCAATCGTTGGCAAGAGTCAGCACGATGCCCTTGGCATAGGAGTTGTTCGCCACCTCGTAGCGGGCGCGCTGCCGCAACTTGCGGCGAACGTCCGCCGAGGCGGCTCCGTCGGCAGACAGTGCATCGGCCATCGCCCAATGCCTGGCGTTCTCCGCCGTGGTCTGGGCGGCGTCGAAACGCGCTCGGACCATTCGCGGCTGTCGCCTGGCCTTGCGGTTGCGACCGAGTTGTTTGAGGAAGTTCAACATGTATGTTGCCACACCCGCCCGCCGAAGCCTTGGCGAAGGCGGGTCAGACGGCCCCTCCCGGCGAGATCTTGGCCAGCTTCACTCCGAGTCCCTTCGCGCGGCTGGCTTTCTTACTCTCCAGGTACTTGTCGGCAGCGATCTGGTCGGCCAGGCCGTGCTGTTCGACCGAGCCGGAGTCACCGCTGGCCTTGCGTGGCCCGGCGGCGTTGTCCTGGATCGAGTTGTCGAGTGTGTCGGTCATGGGCATCACCAGTCGGGCACGCGCCCGTCATGTAGTGATTACCCGCTCGGACCAGAATCTCGCCGCTCGGAGGGGAGCCGACGCAACTTCATACCAGATGTGGTACGTCAGACGATCTTCTCGCGTGTGGTGATCGTTGCACCACAGTTTCGGCAGCGCTTTCGCCGGATGATCCCGTCATTACGGCGGCGGGTGTAGACGGTCAGGAAGTGACGGCAGCCGCAATGGCGACAGACCAGACCGACGTGATGTGTGGAGGGTGGTTTCGTCGTGGTGGTCTGGTCCATGGTCACCGGCTCCGCTGCAGTTCCGAGAGTTTGATGCGTCGCCGAGACTGCGAGGGCCCATCCGCCACACCCGGCAAGGCAGCGCCTTGGATCGACGCCGCCACGGCGCAGCCGACCAGGCAGTCCAGCCAGTGGTTGTCGGGGCGTGTGGCCCGCAGTTTCCATTCATCGACCGTCCGCCCCTGTGCCAGCGACTTCACGCGGTACTCGGCCGTCAGGTGGTCGGCCAGCAGACGGTGGGCCTTCTCGTCCCGGCCGGGCATCGACAGGCAGCCCGGATCGCCCATGGCCACTGCAAGGCGGGCATGCACGAAGGTCTTCCAGTAGTTCGTGTCGATCAGTACGTGCCGCACCTGCCGCCGACCGATGGTGTTGGGGATGCGCCAGTGCAGGCCCACGCGGTCGCCACGTTTGCGCTTGTATTCGCTGAAGGGGATGCTGGACGCGCCGACGTACTTGCCATGGCTGGGCAGCAGGATGCCGGCGAAGTTGCTCTGCCGGCAGAACTGATAGACGACGTCCGTCGACTGGCCCCAGTTGGCATCGATCAGGCAGCGGTCGATCCGCATCTCGGCACCGTCTTCACGACGGTACGCACGCGAGAGCTTTTCGGTCGTCAGCTTCTCCAGGCCGGCATAGACTTGCCCCTCGAGTCCTGCCCCTGGTGTCGCGCGGCCCAGCGTGGAATGCACATCCCGCAGCGTGAAGTAGGCCCGCCTCTGCTCGGGCCACGCGCCGTAGTCGATGATGTGGCCGGTGAAGTTCTCCTCCCATGCAGCCAGCAGCCAGAACAGGACCTTCTGCTGCACGTCGACGAACATCGTCAGGTGGGTGGAGCCGATGGGAATCTCACCGGTTCGGTAGCCGTTGAGCTTGGCCGCGATCTGCTCGGCGGTGAGCATTTCCTCACCGATCGCCTCCACGATCGGCTCGTTCTGGTACTCCGCGAAGAACGCAGCCTCGTCACGGAGTTTCAGGTTCATCGCATGCTGGAGGGCCGACAACTCGTCGTCATTGAACCGTTGCGGCCAGGCGATGATCGCGCCGGCGTCCATCGCCTCGCGGTTGGCGCGGTAGAACTCTGTGGCCTCCGAACCATCTCCGTCATTACGCAGCGAGTCCGCTCTCATCTCGGCGTACTTGGCCCAGAGCTTCTCGCTCGAGGGGAAGGCGTAGACCATCTTTGTCCGCTCACCTTGCCACTCCGGGTGCTTCTCGCGGTCGAGAATGTTGTCGGCCATGTCCGCCGGCCGGATCACGGTGCAGGCCATCAGCCCGGCGATCTTCTTGCCCGGGCCGGCCATGCCGAGCACGTCGCCGGCCAGGATCGCCTCTCGGCGCTGAGACTGTGATGGCGACCAGGCCGACTCGGTCGTCTGCGGGTCGTCCACCATGACCAGTTGCGGGCGCACCACCTGGCCGTCGGCGCGGGCGTAGTTCTGTCCGCGAATGTCCGATCCCTTCATGCCTGAGCTGGAGATCACCACGCCGGAGCCCTTGGCCCCCGCGATGGTCGGCAGAACGATCCGGTCCGAGGCCCAGTCGATCCGTGTCGGCTCACCTTTGTACTTCTGGCCCTTCTGACGGTTGGTGATCCGCTCAAGGCACTGGATCGGATAGGTCACCTCGGGGAAGTCCGCCCGCAGCAGCGGATTGGTCTCCAGCCAGATCTTGATGTTCTCCAGCAGATCGTGAGCACGTTCGGCGCTGGCGGCGATCAGACAGACGAAGGGCGTCGCACCGATCAGCGCCGACCACAGCACGGCTGTCTGGCATAGCACCGTCTTGCCGCTGCCGCGCGGCATGGCCATCGCGAACAGCCCGCCGGTGCGAACGGCCTTTTCGATCTTGTCGATTACCCGAAGGTGATCCGGCGACCATGCGAAGTAGAAGACGTCCGGAAAGTACATCTCGCAGAAGAAGCGGAACGAGCCTTCGGCCTCTACCTTACGCTGCGGATCGGCCACGGCGGGAATCTCGCCGATGTCCTGGGCGGCGCGGACCGCCTCAGCGTTGCGTTCGGCCTGGCGGGCCTTCTGCTCCTCGTAGCTCAGCGGCTTGGCCTTCGGCTTGAAGTACTCCAGCGTCAGCCATGCGGCGTAGCGGAACAGGTCCACCGTTCGGGCGTCGCCGATCGTGTAGCCGGCCTCATTGCGGTGGCGGCGGAGCTGAAACTCCGTCAGCACGCTGCCGCGTCCGGCAGCGTTGACCAGGCGGAGCAGGTCGGCGGGCCGGAGTTTGCGCGGGTCAATCTGCATGGCCACCGGTTACCTCCCCGGCCAGGTAGGCCACGTAGTCGATCAGGCTGAACGTCCCGTCGGCGCGGGCCAGATCGCCCGCATCGACAACCTCGCGGACCTGCTCTTCGGTTACGCGCCGGCCGTATGCCGTGGCGAGAATCTTGGCCGCGTCCTTGATGGTCAGCGCGGTGAGCTTCAGCGGCGATCCAGCGGGCGTTTTGTCACGACTTTCGGCCATGTTCGTCTACCGTAAAATGTTTTGAGTAAATAGGTTAATCCCCTTGCTCCGCCCGCCGGGCGGAGGTAACTGTCTGTCGGCGACGCCCGCGAGAGCGCTTCGAGGCCCGGCAGAGCCCGCCAAGGCCCGGGGAGCCCCGTAGAATCGGGGCTTCCCGGCTGGGCTTCACCGACGCAGCTTGCCCGAATCTGCCCACCTTTTGCCGCCGAGATGCAGCCCTGCCTGAGAATCTCCTGAACTTCCCGTCGCCACGGTCATAACTGTTGTCAGTGGCCAGACATGCGCCAACAGAATCTCTGCATGATCCTTCGGAATCCCCTTGATGTCCGCCTAGCGGATGTGGCTCACATGTGTCTGTGGATATACGAAAGGAAACGCCTTGAAGACAATGACTTACAACCCACAGGAGAGCACGATGGCAACGAAGAAGAACATGCCAGAAATGGTCAGCGGCTGGTGCGACGTGGCCGCGTACGCCAAAGCGCTGGCCAGGAACCTGCGACGCGAGGGCATCAAGGCCAGAGCCCTGAACACCGCCCGGTCCCGGGCCAGCGCCGCTGGCGATCCCACGCACCAGAAGCACCTGGAGTTGTTCGTGCCGGTCACCGACCTGGCGATGGCCAAGCGCTATCTCACGAGCACCGGGCTGCCCAAGGCCGCCAGGGCCCTGAGCGCCCAGTAGACACCAACCCCAAAGACAAGGAGAGCGACTATGAGAATCAGCTATGTAGCGGCATGTCAAGCTCAACACGTTCTTGAAGACTCTTTTGCTTGTGGCCTTATCGAACGAACACTCCGGCGCGGCTTGGCGGGAACGTGCTTCTCC